GCCATGATCTCCTCGATGGTCGCGCCTTCCGGCGCGCGCAGCATGGTGATCAGGCTTGCCTGCTTGGTGCCCTCGCGCGGCGTACGCGCCTTGGGCGCGGGATCGCTCTCACGCGGAGTGTCCTCGGGGGCCTCCGCACTCCGCGTTTCGTTGGCGCCCGTGAGCGAGGTGTCGGGCACCTCCGGCTTGATGCCGATGGCGGCGAGACCAGCGTCGGTGATGTGCAGGAGGATCGCGCAACCGTCCTCGTCGTTGCGCCAGATGCGGTTGAGCGCGGTGTCGGCCTTCGTGTGGCTGTCGGTCACCGTTTCCGCGACCAGTCCGCGAGAGAGAAGCGCGCCCACCACCTTGACGGCGGCGCCTCCGCGCAGGGAACCGGGCAGCGGCAGGACGTTGCCGTCGTCGCGCTGAGCAGCAGCGCTGAGGATCACGGTTTGAGTGTCAGAAAGCTGGGTCATCGGGGTCGTCTCCATGGTCGGGCCGCGCCCATCGCGGCCCTTCTACGACCCCAAGCCCGCCTCGCGGCGGGCAGGCTTCGGAGAGGCGACGCTACTCGGCGTGTTCGCCTTCGCGGAATGCCATGTCGGTGATCTCGCGCAGCCTGGCGCGGTAGTGGTTCAGCGTGCCGACATGGCCCCAGTTGATCTCGTCCGGGTGGGTCTCGAAATGGTCGTCGCTCAGGGCCTTCAGCCGCTCCAGCATCGCGTCGATCTGGAACTTGGTGGTCATGAAGGCGTCGAGGGCTTTGGCATTGTCGGTCGCGCGGCGGGTGGGCATGGCGTGGTCTCCGGGGGTGAGTTGCATCGTTCTGGTGTAATCACCATCGCTCTGGCGGAGCGGCTAGTGTAGGTAAATCCAAGCAATATCAGTGCTTTCTGATTATACTCCGGGCACATCGGCCTTCGGTTCGACCGCCACCCACTGGCATCCGATCCACAGATAGAGATGCGCGAATTCGCGCGTCGGGCGGGACAGGATGCGGGGATCGCGGGGCGGACTGAAGCAATCCAGCGCCTCGGGCGTGACCTGCCGGATCTCAATGGCGGCAAGGATGTCCTCAGGCTTCCAGCGCGCCAGCGCGGGCAGCATGTGGGCGGGATAGCCGTCGAAATGGACGTAGACATGCGCCCATTCCTCGGGGCCGATCTGGATGGCGATCTGCGCACGGGTGCTCATGGCCCTGCCTCAGATCAGCTGCAGATCGACCAGCACCGCGCTAGCTGCCGCCAGCTGCGCGGTCGGCAGGTCGATCTTGATGTGCGAGAAGAGGTCCGAGCAGTCGACCTTGATCCCGCCCTCGCGCAGCGCGGCCTCGATCACTTCCGCCACCACGTTGGGGCGGCTGCGGTCGAGATGGTCGGGCAGCGTATCGATGTCGATGCGGATGGTGGTGGTGGCCATGGTCATGTCCCTGTCCTCCTTCAGCGCTTCGTCGCGGCGGTGACGCCAGCGGCGTAGGCTGCTTCAAGTGCTGCACGGATCGCCCAGACCGCCACATCGTGGAAATCCAGCCGGTCGCTGTTCTGGATTTCCAGCGTCTCGATGCTGTGGAAATGCTTCGTCGCAATCTGCAGCAGCAGGGCGTCGCTGGGGGCTTTTGCGAGGGCGGTCTTGGTGGTCATAGCGTAGTCTCCGGGGCTGAGTTGCATCGTTTTCTTGGACCCAGAATCGCTCTACGCGGGAGTGTAATCAACTGAATAAGCAGATCATTTCCGTTTAATTCCAATATCTTGAGGTCAATCCAATCGCCATGGAAGGTATGTCCGAACGCGAGTATTCCGCCCATTCCGGCCTCTCGCGTGGGGCCATCCAGAAGGCACGCCGCGCCAGTCGGCTGGTAGTCTACAGCGACGGGTCGATCAACGCCGCCGCGTCCGATGTGCGCCGGGCCGAGATGACCGATCCGGACCAGCAGCGCCGCAGCACCGGCGGCGAAAGCGGGTTCAGCGGCCCCGCTGACAGCTCGTCCTACCTGAAGGCGCGCACCGCGCTGACGGTTTACCAGGCGCAAGACAAGCAGCTGGGCATCCAGAAGAAGAAGGGCACGCTGGTCGACCGGGCGCGCGCGGAAGCGCTGGTGTTCCGGTTGGCCCGACAGGAACGCGATACTTGGGTCACCTGGCCCAACAGAGTGGCAGCGCTGATGGCGGCGGAAGTGGCCTTGGGAGTGGAGAAACAAACCGGAACGCCGGTGATCATCGAGGCCGCGATCCTGCAGAGGGTGTTGGAAGCCCATGTCAGACAGCACCTCGACGCCCTCGCTGACCTCCGAGTTTCCCTCGGATAGCGATGATCTGACCCTCGATCTCGACCTTGGCTTTGACGGGGCCGAGGACATTCTGCGCTCCTGGCGCAAGGGCATGCGTCCCGATCCGGACCTGACCGTGTCGGAATGGGCGGATGAACATCGCTGGCTGTCGTCTCGCGGTGCGGCCGAACCGGGGCGATATCGCACGGCCCGCGCGCCCTACCTGCGCGAGATCATGGATGCGCTGTCGCCTCGGCACCCGGCACAGCGGATTTCGTTCATGAAGGCGGCGCAGGTCGGCGCGACCGAGGCTGGCAACAACTGGATCGGCTTTGTCATCCATCATGCCCCGGGGCCGATGCTGGCAGTATTGCCATCGCTGGAACTCGCCAAACGCACGTCGCGGGGCCGTCTTGACCCCCTGATCGCGGACAGCGCGGCTCTGCGCGAACGGGTCAACCCTGCACGGTCGCGCGATACTGGCAATTCGATGCTGTCGAAGGAATT